ACACCATTGGTTGTTGCTTTCTTCAATTATGTGGCTGAGAACTCTGGTGTCTTTACTGTGCTTGCCGGTATCTTTGCTGCCCTTGCTGTATCTATCTTGGCTGTCAACTTTGCCCTAAACGCTAACCCCATTGTCAAGGTGATTACCCTGGTTGCTGCTTTGGCTACTGGACTTGTTATCTTGATTGACTACTTGGTCAAGCTCTATGGTGGCTGGGACAAGCTGTTCAAAGACATCGGTACTTGGCTTGTTAACTTTGTCATTGGTTTCCGTAACGCTATAAATGCTATCGGTGGTTTCTTTGCTGCTGTCTTTGGAACAATAGGTGGCATTGCTAGGGGTGCGCTCAATGGGGCACTCGCTTTTGTTGAGGGCTACATCAACTTTATTATTGGCGGTATCAATGGACTTTTAGGTGCAATCAACCGAGTCCTTGGAGCTGGCAAGGCAATAGGAATAAATCTCCAGATACCTTCAATCCCAACCCTAAGCATCCCAAGACTTGCCGAGGGTGGAATAGTAATGCCACGACCAGGTGGGGTGCTTGCCAACATCGCTGAGGGTGGACAGGCTGAGGCTGTTATCCCTCTAAACAAGATGAAAGACTTTGGTGGCAAGGGTGGAAACACTTACAACATAACTGTAAATGGTGGTGTTGGCTCAGGCGCGACTATCGGTAAGTCAATCGTTGACGCTATCAAAGCCTACGAGCGAAGCTCTGGGGCTGTCTGGCAAGGTGCCTAATGTCAGCACCAGCAGTCAAGGTCGAGCTTTCTATTGATCTCGGCAACCTAGACGACACAGCTTTTAAGCTTGACGACCCAGAAAAGGGTGAACTAGATAACACAATCTACAAGCTTGGTGGCCCAAGGCTTTTTGACATTACCGACAGACTGCTATCTACCTCAACTACAAGAGGAAAGTCTCAAGCACTAGATCGTATTGATGCTGGAACAATTGACATCACTCTTGATAACTCGGACAGATTATTTGACCCACTTTATGAGGCTGGCTTCTATTATGGTCAGCTTATTCCTGGTAGAGAGGTAAGGGTTAGCTGTAACGGCTATCCGGTTATCTATGGCTTTATTGATGACCTTGACATTATCTACCAACCAAGCAATCGGTCTGTTGTAAGCATCCAAAGCTCAGATGCACTTAGCAACTTGACCATAAACAACTTGCCAGCAGTCAGCCCTGCTGCCGAACTATCAGGTGCTAGGGTCACTCGAATCCTTGACCTGCCAGAAGTAAATTGGCCTAGCGATAGACGGAGCATTGACACCGGCGACAGCTTGCTAAGTAACATCGCTATCACCGAGGGAACACAGACAGTTGCCTACCTTCAGTTGGTTGCTACTAGCGAGGCAGGGGATGTCTTTATCTCTAAGGATGGCAAGTTTGTATTCAAGGAAAGAAACTCAGCGCCAGGAACGATTGATGTTTCCTTTACCGATGAGGCCTCAGTCTCAGGATTTACAGTTATTCCTTTCGCTGACCTTGAGGTTGTTTATGGATCAGAGCAGTTATACAACCGCATAGTTCTAAGCAATAACAAGGTAGTGCCTGATGAGGTGCTTGCCGAGGATGCTGAGTCACAAGGAACCTATGGCCCAAGGTCTTACAGCGCCACAGGGCTTCTAAATGACTCAGCCGCTGACCTTCAGTATCTGGCTGACTTCTTGCTGGCTAGATTCAAAGAGCCACAATACCGATTCCAAAGCTTGTCAGTTATCTTGGATGTGCTTTCCGAGGCCCAACAGAATAAAGTCCTTGAACTAGAAATCGGCGACATTGTAAATGTTAGGTTTACACCCTCAGCTATCCCACCGGTCATTGAGCAGTATTGCAGGGTCATCGGGGTTAGCCATGATTGGTCTAACAATGAAAAGCGTGTCAACCTGTCGCTTGAGAGATTGGACTTTACCCTGTTCGTTCTTGACAGCGTTCTATTCGGCACGCTTGACGATGACCGCTTGAGCTTCTAACTGCTAAACTACAAACAACACAACTAAGGAAAACAATGCCAAGAAAAGTATTTACCGCTGGTGAAGTTTTAGCCGCAGCGGATGTCAACAGCTTCCTAATGGACCAAACTGTTATGACCTTTGCAGGTACAGCAGCTAGAGGCTCAGCTATTGGAACCGCCGTAGAGGGTATGGTGACATACCTAAACGACTCTGATACACTGCAAATACACAATGGCACAGCATTTGTGCCTGCTGTTAGTATCGGAGCTTGGATTTCTTATACTCCGACCACTAGTAACTTAACTCTTGGCAACGGGACTATTACTGCTAAATACAATGTCGTTGGTAAAACAATCTTTTTAGCTATTCGATTTGTCTTAGGTTCAACAAGTGCTATAAGCGGTTCCCCTACTTTTACTCTTCCATCTGGATTTACTTCGGCTCCGCTTAGCACTTTTTCTCCTGTTGGAACAGGCTTAGCTACTATTTCAAGCACCAGTTACATTATGACTTCTGTAGCAATCAGCAGCAACAGAGTGGCAGCGGTTGTAAACAACGCTAGCGGAACTTATGCTAGTGGAACTGACATCAGTAGCACAATTCCTGCGACTTGGGCTACTGGAAGCATCTATGAAATAAACGCAAAGGTCGAGATTGCATAATGTTTAGTTTTACTTGTAACGAAAAAGACTGCGCTAATGAAAATGTTGAATACAACGTTCCAGGGAATTCACCCGTAGTCGAATGTGGTGGCTGCAAAGAAACTCTTTCTGGAACTAACGAAAGACCAGACCCAGTAATACCAGAGCGTAACTTCGGGCTTCCTGAGCAAAACTAATGGCTGAGGAAACAACTTCGGTTCGCATCACTCAAGCAGACATCTACAAGAAGCAACTTGAGCATGGCGAGATTTTAGTCAAGGTCTTACAGAAACTAGATCACCTTGACGATGTGCCAGAGCGCCTTAGAGAAGTAGAACTAACCCTTGCCAGGCTTGCTTGGATTGAGCGCGTTGCCTACACAGGGCTAACAGGATCAGCAATAGCAATCATTGGCTTGATAGCCGCAACGATAGGAAAATAATGACCTCATGGATTAGACCGGTAGATGGTGGCAGTATCTCTGACACCTTCGAGGGACACAAGAACCGAGCAAAGCCAGCCCTAAACCCTGGCATTGATTACGCTGTTGGTACCGGCACCCCAGTCAAAGCAGTTGCTGATGGAACTGTCACAGGCATTGTTCCTACCTTTACTGGCTCTGGTGGTCGAATGATTTTTATCAGCTTCCCATCAGGTCACAACGCTGACTACCTACACCTATCACGCATTGATGTTGTTGCTGGTCAGCAAGTCAAGCAGGGTCAGGTCATCGGGCTTTCTGGTGGATCAGGTCTTGGCAAAGAAAACGGATACGGAGCACACCTTCACTTCTCATTCCGCGTTGGTGGGAAGCCAACTATGGGTGCTGGGAACATTGACTACGAAGCTTTCCGATGCGCTCCTACAAGTGCTATTCCTAGCAAACCTGCTGCACCTGCTAAGCCAGCTAAGGCTGGGTCAAGGGCGTACCGAGGCACAGAGCTAAAGCGTGGCGAGCCAGCAGGTCCAGATGTTCTTTACTTACAAAACAAGCTAGGTGTAAACCCACCTGGACCATTCGGTCCGATGACTCACAATGCTGTTGTTGCTTTCCAAAAGAAGCATGGACTACTAGCAGACGGCGTTGTTGGCCCTCTAACTTGGTCAAAGCTCGGATAGCTTGCTCAAACAATTACAAACTTCAAAAAGCCTACGGATAATCTCTGTGGGCTTTTTTGTTTTCTTTATGGTCTGGCAACCTATCCCTGCCTATGCCGCACAAGCTTCAGCAACTGTAATTTGCCAGAACTCAAACGGAGATCAGCAGACCTTCGGGATTGGATGGAACAATGAAAACGACTACTTCTTGGATAAGGGCAACATTCCCCAGCACTTTTGCGAGGGTGGCTTTGCTGGTGAATTCACCACTTTTGTTAGCGTGGTATCTATTGACGGCGGTGAGCTGGATTCTGCTTTGCTTTACCATCCTGGTTATGTTCCTGATCCCGAGCCTGACCCTGTACCATCTGTTGGGCCTAGTCCAGAAGTTACTCAAGAACCGGAAGTGATTGAGCCAAGTGCAGAGCCAAGTGTCGAACCTACACCTGAGCCAGAGGTAGTAGAACCTAGCCTTGAGCCAACCCCTGAGCCTACGATTGAACCCAGCCCTGAACCTACTGTTGAACCTCAGCCTGAACCTGCCCCTCCCCCACCAGTTGAACCCACGCCAGAGCCAGAACCTACTGTAATCAGCCCTGTAAGCCCCGTAGAGCCGATTACACCCGAAACAACCCCATCACCTACCCCAACCCCTGAAAACACGCCTACGCCCGTTATAGAGCCTGAAGTCGAGCAAAGTTTGATAGAAAACATAGCAGCCTTGCCTCAACTAGCGTTAGAACAGCTTGCTAAACTTGGAGAGAACCTACGCTCAATCGGCTCTGATTTAAGTCCAGAGGTGCGAGAGCAGTCGCAACAAGTGATCGTTGCCTCTGTGATTGTTACCCAAGTTGCATTGGCAGGTAGGAAGTTTTGAAGTTTCTAAAGGACCAGCTCGACCAGTCTTGGACCATTCTCGGCTTAGGTATCGCTTGGGTAGTGCTTGAAGGCTCTGCCAAAGACTTTGTAGGTTGGGCAATCATCGTGACAATACTCATCTGGGCAGCAACTTACCCTTTACGAAAGGACTAACTTATGTGGTTAGACATCATTAGACGAACTTTTGCAGTAATCATCTTGAAGGTCACCGGTATCTTTGTCGGTGGAGCTGTCATCGGACTTGAGGTTATCCAGGCTGTTGCTATGGCTGCCTTTGCTGGTGTGATTGATGTAGCTCAAGAGCTATCTCGGTCTTACCTTGCAGACGGCAAGATTGACCCAGACGAGCTAAACAAGAGCTTTGGCAAGATTGCCGATAAGTCAGGCCCTAGCTCGAAGTCCTAAGCTTTACCCGTTCCTCATAGGTAGTGCCACCCCAAATGCCCTGCATACCTGCTGATAGGGCATAGTCAAAGC